CAGAGGATTATTTCTCTTATCTGCCCGAAGGAAAAGAAGTTGCGGGTAACCCAGGTTATACGTTCCAGGCGATTGAGAGTTCTTACCAAGTAACATCGGCAGTTGGCGGTGTTAGTCAAATCTCAGCAGAACTAAAAGCAGGTGATGATGGAATTGGATTTGAACGGGGGTTGGTCGTTGAGCCATATGGTGCTCAAGCAGTAGCAGGCAACAGCGGCAGCATCGACAATGGCGTCCAGTCAACGAATGGCGCTGCTTTGGTGGTACACGCTACCGATGCGACAAACCTTGTTGCCGTGCTACAAGATTCTGCGGACAACAGTACATTTGCTGACCTCACTGGTAACATCACGATTGCGGCAGGAAGAGATTCTGCCCGACTTTTTGTGGCTGGAACAATTCGGAGATACGTCCGAGTGCGTTGGACTGGAACTGGAACCTTCGTAGCATTAGTTAACAGGAAATAGGAGGAAGCAACAATGGCTGTTCATGGCTCCAAGGCCAGCCTTCACGTTGGTTCGGTGGCGACACCTAACACGGCGGACCAAGACCTTTCAATTTATGCAAACTCTGTTGGTAATCACCTGACCCGTGACTCAGCAGAAACTTCTACTCTTGGCAAGACCTCAAAGACGTTCATCCCAGGTCTTAAGGACGGAACAATTCCGTTTGCTGGCCCTTATGACCGTGTGTCGGATGCTCTCTTGCAAGGTCTATATGACGGTGGCGTTGTTTTTGCTTTTGAATACTGCCCAGAGGGTGCAGGAGTTGTTGGTAGCCCGAAGTACGCAGGCTCTGGCTTTCTTACTTCTTACCAAGTGACATCAGCCGTTGGTGCAGCGAATGCTGTCTCGTCAGAAATCAAGGTGTCGGGCGATGTTGTCCGCACCATTCAGTAAACAGTAAAAGGAGGAATTAAATTATGGCTGCGGACACTGCTGAGCGCGTAGCAATGCAGAATGGTTTTCCGTACTCAGTTGCCAAGAATGTTGCCCAGGTTTCTGATCCTGCTGCAATGACAGCGCCTGCAAACATGGGTGCTGCTTACACGCAGGCAGAAGTACAGGCACTACGTGATGACGTGGCTGCCCTTCGTGGCACTATCTTGGCTCTTACAAATCTGTTGCAGTCAATGGGGCTTGCGACTTCATAAGCGATGTGTGAACAACTGACTCAGGAGGTAGCGATGGCAGAGAAAGTAGAGCAGGCACTTTCACTTGCTCAGATCAAAGATGTACAAGACATCACCGTTGAGAATTTGTATGTTCCTCAATGGGATGGATACGTAAAGATTAAGAGTATCAGCAAGCGACAGATGCGGGAAATCAAACGAGCATCCCGCGACAACGCTAATGGCGAAATTGATGACGATGTTCTTGAGATGAACATTTTCATCGAAGGGATGGTAGAGCCAACAGTAACCGAAGAAGACTACGAGGTTCTTCTCGACAAGAGTGCCGCCGCAATGGGCCTGATTACCAAGGGCATCCTAGATATCTCTCGGATGAGTGATGAGGCGGTAACCAACGAAGAGAAGTCCTTTCGTCCTCGACGGCGATGAGTATTTTCTCTTTGAGTTAGCGGAGAGGCTGGGGAAGACAGTACAGGAATTAATGACTGGAATCCCTGGCCCTCTCAGCCAGCAAGAGTATGTGCAGTGGCTCGCATTTACTAGAGTCAGACGCGAGCGAGAACGTATGGCTCGGGAGCGGTAGAGGCAGGAGTATCAATGGTTGATTTCAGGGTCAGCGGTGAAGTCGATGTTGATACTTCTGCCTTTGTCCGCGCCATGTTGCAGGTAGAGGAATCTCTTGACCGGGTAGACAGTAAAATAAACAAAGTAAGTCGAGACATTGATGAACTGTCGCACAAGCAGGCGAACATCAATGTTGAGATTACTGGGCACGCAGTTGAGCAGATGCGTGAGATTCGCACTGACGTTGACGAGTTGGCTCGCAAAGGTGCTCGGATCAATGTTGAGATTACTGGTGATGCAAAGAAGCAGATTGATGACATTACTGCCAAGATTGACAGACTTGCCCGCAAGACGGCAGGTATTAGTGTCGATGTAAATACCGATGCTGCTAAAGCACATATCGACGAGTTAGAAGCAAAACTAGATAGGCTGGCGCATGATTCTGCCAGCATCAGTGTTGATGTTAATACTGCTGGTGCCGACGCTCATCTTGATGAGATAAAGGCAAAGGTAGATGCGTTGGGTTTGAAGAGCCCGACTATCAATGTTGATGTGGACGCTGGTGCTGCACTTGCAGACATGGCAGTCGTAGAAGCAGAGAAAGAAGTAATTGGGAAAGATGTAAAGATAAAAGTCAAGACCGATGACAGTGGACTGCAACAAGTAAAGAATGATGCCAACGCCGCTAGGAACGCCATAGACGGTGGCACCGGGAGCGGTGGACTGATGGGTGCCATTCTGTTCCTTGGCCCCGCCCTGGCCCCGCTAGGCATCGCCGCCGCTGGGGGATTGGGAGCCATCGTTTCCTCAGCAGCAGTGGCAGGTGCGGGTATCGGTGCATTCGCAGCATTCGCCATTCCTACTATTAAAAAAGTTGGGACCGAAGCCAGCGCCCTGCAAAAAGTTTGGCTGCAGATTCAGCAAGCCACCACTTCCTCGGAACTTTCTGCCGCATTAAAGAAACAGAAAGACTTGCTTGACCAGATGAGTCCAGCCGAACAGGCTGCGGTCAAGTCTCTTATCAGTTTTGAGAATGCTTATAAATCTTTGGCGAAGACCCTAGAACCAGATGTCTTCAAGGTTATGAACATGGGTCTGAATCTAGCCACTCAGATTTTACAAATTGCCGCACCAATCGCAAAGCAAGGTGCATTGGCAATTGAAGACTTGATTTCTGCTGCCAGCAAGGGGCTGGACGGTAGTTCTTGGAAAGGGTTCTTTGATTACGTCTTAAAGAACACCAGAGACTTTATTGACATCTGGGGCAAGGCGATTGGTAATTTTGTTACTGGTATCGCCAACATGATTGTTGCATTCGACCCAGTAACAAAGCAGTTCAACCAAGGATTTTTGAGCATGTCTCAAAGTTTCCTCAACTGGACAAAGGGGCTGGCTGACAACAAGGGCTGGCAGAACTTCATTGCCGCAGTGAAGCGTGATGGCCCGCTTGTGATGAAGTTCATCGAAGACGTTATTGCTGATATTGGTAAACTGGTAATGGTGTTTGACCCGATTGGCGAGAAGATCGTTGGGTTCGTTACCGATGTAGCCAACTTCGTCGCTGGCTTTGCAAAGGCGCACCCGCAACTGACTCAGTTTGCTGTTGCTATTGCTGGCGTTGGGTTGGGATTAACCCAGATGAAGGGACCACTTGGAGAGGCTCTAAAACTGCTTGACAAGATACCTGGGTTGGGCCAAGCAGCACTTGTCATTGGCATCATCGCAATGGCTTTTTCAGCGTTGCACGACCACGGTGCTGCCGCGAGCAAGATGGTCAACCAGATCAGCGAAGCCTTCAACAAGTACCTGATTCCTGCGGGTAGAGAACTGCAAGGAGCGTTTGACAAGTTTGTCAAGGACTTGATGCCAGAGTTTGTGAGCATCGGCCAACGGTTGTTTGCAGTGATCGGCCCAGGGTTCTCAGGTATCGCAAAAGTAATCCACGATGACTTCGCTCCTGCGATGAGCAAGATTTTGCCGGTTATTGAACCTATTGCTAAGTTCTTACTTGAGGTATTTGGTAGTGCAGTAATCGGTGCGGTACAGGGTGCGTTGGAAGCCATCAAGGGAGCCATCGAGGCAATCTCTGGCATCTTGTCGTTCTTTGCTGACTTGTTTACTGGTAATTGGAGCAAGTTGTGGGGCGACGTAAAGCAGATTGTCGAAGGTGTCTGGGACTTAATCAAGGGCGCCTTTGAGGTTTGGTGGAACGTCGGCATCATGAAGGGGTTCAGGTTAGGCATTGACCTAATTAAAGGACTCTGGAAAGACGGTTGGAATGCTATCAAGGACTTTGGTAGCGGCATCATGGACAAGATCGAGGGCCTGCTAGACGACGCATGGAAATACATCAAAAAAGGTGTGTCCGATGCAATGAGCAAAGCATGGGACGCCATCAAGACCGGCTTTGGCAACATGTTAAGCAGCGTAAAGAGCATCGGCGGAGATATTATTGGCTGGATTTCGGAACTACCTGGCAAAATTTTGGCTGCGCTGGGTAACCTTGGCCGCTTGTTGTTGCAGTCAGGTAAGGACGTGCTTCAAGGTCTATGGGATGGTGCTAAGGCAACTTGGTCTTCTGTAATTGGATGGGTCCAGAGCATCCCAAGCATGATTCTTGGCGCACTAAAAGGTTTAGGTAGTCTGCTATTTGGAGTTGGTAAGGCAATCCTTGGTGGCTTGCTTGATGGTTTGAAGAGTTCATTTGAAGATGTCAAGAGTTTCATTGGCGGCGTCGGTGGCTGGATCAGCAGCCACAAGGGGCCGATTGAGTACGACCGCACTCTATTGATCCCACATGGTCAAGCCATTATGGAAGGCTTGATGACAGGTATCGCAGGGCAACAGAAGAACCTAGAAGCAACTTTGGGAAATGTGGTAAAAGGTATTCAAGCAACTTCACTGCCACAGATTTCCACAACGATCCAAGGAACTGTCACCGCTGCTCAGATTGCCCAGGCGCAGAAAGCACAAATGCAAGCAGCAAACCAGAACATCGCGGTGCATGTATACCTCGATGGAGAACCGTTTAGAGCAATGGCAAAAGCCGAGGCAGACAAGAACACCGAAGATTTGGACCACGAAATCTCTCTCGGTAAACGTCCGTATGTGTAGGGGACAAGATGGCTAAGGCAAAGTGGACTACCAGTCCAAGAGATATCACCGAGTCTACTGACGTAAACGGGACGTTCAATGCTTCTGTGCCCTTGCTTGACAATGGTATAAAGGTTGCCGACATGAAAATTACTATTACTGCTGACCGAATATTCATTTTTAACTTCGTGGCAGTACAAGGGTTGACAGAGAATCAGACGATCAAAGACTTCAAGGCTTGGAGCAACGTCTGATGGTTACTACGATTGCCACCTCCACCTCTTCGACCGCCACCGCTTATTCTAACCAGCGGAAGATAGACCGCTGCCAGAATGGCGTACTGTGGGCTATTGTTGGGATATACGACAGCACTAATGCGACCACTAAGACGTATGCCGCTAATCTTTATTACTCCACAGATGATGGCGCTACATGGACTCTTGATTCTGGCAACCGCTTCTTAACTGGAACAGGATTCACTCAGAATAACGGCGCATCTAATTTCTCGCTATTCATTGACCTTGACGACTACGCACACGTCGTATGGAAGGACCCTCAGAATAGCTGGGTCTACTACCGGCGCGGTACTCCGAACGCTGCAAGAACCGCGTGGACGTGGAGTGCTGCGGTTTCTGTGGGCTCTTCCACAGCGGACACGCCAGACATCGTAGTTCATCGTGAAGGCACGGGCTGGGTTGCTCATGTGGTGTACGGCTACACCAACGATCTAGAAAAGATTGCGTATAAGCCCATCACTATCTCGTCCGGTGGGACTATTACTGCTGCTGGGTCAGAAACGCGACTAGATAGCGGCACCATCAACTCAACAATGACCGGCTGGGGATCTATCGACTTCAACCACACAGGCGATGGAAAGACTGTTGCCGGTGGCACTCCGCATCTCTATGTGGCTTGGTCGAACAACGCGGCTGGAGCAGGTAATGGTATTCGTTTCAGGAAGGCAACATACTCTGCCGGTACATGGACATGGGGTACTGAGCGCGAGATTGATAACACGGTCTATATTGACAACAACACTCGATGGCTTCTATGTATGTTCGATGGCACGCGAGTAGTTATTACTGGTTGGCTTCATACTTCTTCTAGTGTCGGTGGATATATTTGGGACAGGGATGCTGCTGATACAACTACCACAGCCCAAGTAACCGGCGTTGGTACTCTTATTGGGCAGCCAGGATCGGCCACATATGACAGCCAGGGGAATGTTTGGTGGGTTGGGACTCTGACCGGGCCACCTGGGAATGGTTACGTTCGTGTGTGGAATCGGGCAACAAATACTACGACCGCGGCAAGCTGAAGGAAGCCGCGATCATGTATCGCAAGGCGCTCCAGAAG